AATTTACTGATTCAATTGTAATAGCTTTCATGATGTTGAAGTTTTGAAGTTTGTTAATCGTTTCGTTCTTTGTTGATACAAATCTACGGCGACTTTTTTAAACTACAAAACATTTTATAAAAAATTTATAAAATTATTTATTTTAAAACAACTTATCTTTGCACTACGACCTCTCACAAAATAGGGTGCTGCGGCACAGAAAAAAAACAGTACGCACGGCAGCGTGGTAAATGCCAAACAAAAAACAATTTTTTAAAATTTAATATTCTTTAAATGTCAACTATAAAACTCGCTGATGCGTGGAAAATTATAGACATATCGTTGAATAATAACAACGGTATGCGCTCCATGCCATCGCCAAATATCGGTCTTTTGCAATTGCTTGTTAGCGCTGCAAATAAATCCGCTTCACAGGTTAAACTCGGTAACGTTCAAGCTGTTGAACAAGGTAACGGTTTCATCCAATGTAATTTCGTTTGATTCTAATTTTAAAATTAGTTCGGGTTCTATACCCAATTTTTCTACAAATTTGTCAAGCATTTCCATGTGTGTTTAAACTTTAAAAAATAATTTTGTAAATTCTTCAAATGATATACTTAGCGGCAATTCAAAACCGCCCTTTAAAATAACCTTTGTAAATTCTTCGCCATCCTCCCATTCTGTTTTATAGAACGTTGCTACTTCATCTAAGTCAATATAACAATAGTCTTCAAGCTGAACAACTTTGTCACTATCTAAATTAGCGCTTAGATGTTCATCAATTTGTTTTCTTAATTTTGCCGCCGCTTTGTAGTCTTCGCATTTTACAGCATCTTCAAAATCGCTTTGCAGTTCCTCAAGTGTTAAGGGCTGTTCATTGTATTCTAACTGAATAACAAACTTATACCAACGTGCCATATTATTTACGTTTATTTGCACAGCCGCAGCCGCGTTTTGGGGTTACTGTTCTTTGAATCGGTTGTGCGGGTTCTGATACGTGAATTGTACCGAGATAATTATAATTGCCCGTTTGTTGTTCTGCATACCATTGCGCAGGGGTGAACTGGTATTCAGTACCGTTTAGTTTGTTCTTTGCTTTTATGACTAACATGTTATTCTTTAATATAGTTTTGTGACCTAACTGGATAGGCAATATGCCTACAATTAAAACCGCCGCGATTTTGGCAAAAGTTTTCAGGCGTTGTATTTGGTATCATTCCCGTGCCGTTATCTTCAGCCCATGCAATTTCGCTTTCTAAATCTTCAAATAATATTAACCCTAATTTACCGTTTTTTGTTTCACGTACCCAGCGTTCACATTGTGCGCGGCTATCTTTAACAATTGAACCAACGTATAACAGCGCATCCATTTTATAAACTTTGCGCACCGCTTCATTTACCACGCCATCATATTGCAGTAAAGCATCGCGCGAAGCCTGCAAAGATATTCGTTTTAAAACGCCTTGGCGCGCTTCAGTTGTTGTTAGTTGACCCGCAATAGAAGTAACCACATCAGTAAGGCTACTACCTTGGTTAACGGCTACTAATAATTCTTGTTTAAGCGGGTTTATTAGCGTAGTTGTTAAGCCTTGGCCTTGCATGGCTGCTATAACATTATTTACCGCCCAACGTTTAAAAGGATTCAAAAAACTTTTTGTAATATCTAATCCGTTTAGTTCGCTTTGAATGTTTTGTTGTTCAGCGGCTAATGTATCGAAATTACCTAAAAAACCGCTTACCATGTCATTATACCCCGACTGAATAAGATAGCGTTCTATTGCACGTTTAAATGTACTAAGGCGGCTGATATTTTCTTTTGAACGAACTAAATTACCTGAGCTTGTTCTAAACTTTTCAATCCACGCCACAACAGCCTTTACAAATTTAGGTTCTACTTTGTCGTACCTTTTTTGTAAAATTTCTATTGCTTTGTCGTTAATTCTTTCAGGTGCGTTGAGGTCCATGTGTTACGCTGTAGGCTTAATTATTTTTGGCGTTCCTAAAATGCGCCTTGCATCATCAAGTGAAATACCATAAATCAAATCTAAAATACCTATTGCAGCGTTGTAATCTGTTACGCCCTCTGATACTGATTTTTGAATTTCAAGAATACCCTGAACGCCACCTACAGAACCTTTCAAATTCGCTTTAGCTTCGGCTTCAATGTCATTAGCTACGGGCGTGTTAAATTCATCCATATTAACATCGGGTATTTCAAGTATTGCCACCGCATCAAACCTTGGCGCTAACTTTGCATCAATAGCATTTTTTATAGTAGTGTAATCGCTACCCATAATATCAAATCCATCGTCATAATACAATTCAGTAACAGCATCAAAAACGAACTGAGCGCTAATTGCATCCTTTTCGGTTATTTGACCACTTGCTAAAAGCTGTACACGTTCATCTACTGTATACAGATATGCGCTGTTATACATAGCGCAAATGGTTGCTATTTGGCGTGCAACAGCATCAGCATTATAACGGCGGTCTACATAGCTTATATATGATTCGTATCTAATAGCCGCTGGCAAACCTTGCTGTGATGCTGCAAATTCTGCCATTAGTTCCGTTTCTGTTTTCAAGTCAAACGAAATAGGCGCATTTACCATTATCGGACTTTCAGTATCCATAAATACAATAGCCTGGATAATTCTTAAAACATCCTTATAACGTGCATAAACATCATCGCTAATTTTACCCACTTCTATATATTCTGGTTCGCGGTCCATTTCTTTAGCCACGCCAGACTGAGCCGATTTTAAAGAACGGTTTATATTTAACACTTGTTCCGCTTTGCCTAATGATTCCGTTGCTACCTTGTTTGTTTCCTGAATAGTAGAAACATCGGGGCTATAATAGCGTATAGGTTCAACTTGTTGTTTATCATTATCGCCAAACTTCGAAGTAGTAGGGTTTAGGTTATAGGCTGCAAGCGGTGTTATGCTTAACGTTTTGCCATGCCCTAAACAAGTTTTACATGTTATTGAAGTGTCATAATCGTTCGGGTCAGGAACGCGCCCAACGCCATTACAACTGTTACAATCAACCCCCTCAACAAATTTAATAGGAAAGCATGTCGCAAGCATAACCGATTTGTGCTGATTGTCAAAGATAGCAGCATCATTAAGATAAGGTATTGCAGGGCTAAAATCAGACTTGTAAATTTTAAACGTATTGCCATAAGAATCATATTTAGGTACAACGCGACCACCAAGCGCAACCCAAGGCATAATGCCGCTGTTATGTTCATAGATAACTTCGAACATTGTTTTATCGCCATATGCGCGGGCTTGTGCGTAAAACATATCAGTTACGATGTGATAATATAGCGGGTTTTCAATTCCTAATGTAGCATATTTATTTTTGCTTATACCTTTATATATTAGTAGTCTGTATTCAGGGTCGTTAAAAACAATCCTATCAGACTGTATTACTTTCATGTCAATGTTAACGCGTACGTTATCGGTTTCAATCCCTTCGCCTGTAGGTTCAATTAAAAGAACGGCGTTAGGGTCAAGTACGCGGTTCGGAATAAATACAGAAAATATATAATTTTGTAAATTAGAATCGCCAAACTTTTCATTTTCGGCAAATTCTTTCATATCTGTATTTTCAAAACGTACCGAATGTTTAGCAGAACTTAGCAGCCTATGCAATTCAGTTATTGCCTTAACTAATGGCGATTCTGTTTTAGGCTGATAGGTATTTTTTCTATAAGCTAAAATTTGTTCATCTTCATTTGGAAAAGCCTTATCCAACGCGGGCGGCACTTCACCGTAGAAGTGAGGTTTAATGCTTTCATAAATACGTTTCCAATCCGCGCGAAATGGATGTACAGGTGGATTTAGTATCGTAGCATTTACAGAATCTAAAAACTGATAAAACTGTTCTAAGTTCATTCTATTTGATTTTAAATAGGGCGGCTACATTATATAACCGCCCTTAAAACTATCTAACTATGGAGTAATTGTAACAGTAGCAGAACCTGAAATGCCCGAAGCATCATTAGCAGTTGCGATTACTAATACATCGCCTGCACTTGTAGCAGTAAGCAAACCTGTTGAACTGTTAATAGTAGCAGTACCAGTACCATTTACAACAGACCATGTAACACTGGCATCTGTAGCGTTAACAGGTGAAACGTTTGCAACCATTTGCAATGTAGCACCATCGGCAACAGTAGAACCAATTACAGTAATAGCAGTTACCCAACATGAGTTATAAGGCAATGTTAACAAGAAGTCTAAAGACAATTGGCTAAATGTACCTAACTGTTCATTGTATCTAAATTCAACAGTCCAATAAGCATCATCCTCATCAGTTTCAGCAATCTGATAGAACGGGCGAACAGTTACGTTTGAATACCAACCTAAGAATCTACCATCGCAAGTTACAAAACCAAATTCATAACCCGCAGCTTTAGCAGGATTTGAAAGGAAATTATAAAGCGAATCAATAGTAAATGTAAGGTCATTTTCAGCATCGGTAAGTGAAACAACACGCGACTGTTTTACTACTTCTTCTTGACCGCAACTACCACGTTTTTTAGTAGTAAATTCAGGTGCAGGCAAACCACCGCTAATACGGCTACCGTTTACGCGACCAAATACGTCTTTGTTAGCTATTGCAGTTTCCCACTCAGTAGAATCTGTAATATCATCAAATTCGTAATTACATTTTTTTGCAAACCAACCAGCGATACCACCTGAATATACAGTTGAATCGCACGGGTCGCAAAGATAGTTAGGGGCGTTGCTATCATCTATGCAAGGCGGGCAAACGCCAAACGCGCCCAAAAACCCATTTATGAAAGAAATATTATTCATGTTTTTTGTTTTTAAATATTTGTAAATGAATCACGACCTCATCTACATTGTTTGTTATCTAATCGACATCTTTTATCAAATGTCAAATCTAACAAAAACATTCGGTTATCATCGGGTTTAGAATCGTATCTAAAGTTCTGATACTGCACGTTATCTACAGTTACATAATTGCCTCTCACAGCTTGTTGTAGTAACTTAATGTAAAACGGTGGCACAGCGCCCGAAATAATACCGTAATTTTCTGTTATATCTTTACTAATAACTACATTTCTATCATTTTCTACTATCGCTTCAGTATCGCCAAAGAACTCAACAGTTCCAAAGATGCGAAGCGAATTATAAAACGGCGTATTATTAGAACCTAAATAGTTAGTCAAAGTTCCGTAAAAATTACCGTTGCAATCATAATTTGCGTAAGTGCTATAAATTAGCGAAGTATCGTTTAAGTTTCCGCAGCCTTCAACTTCTTTATAGTATTCTGTCCAAAGAACCTTATCTGTTTCGGGTTCTAAGGTTATCTGATTTATTTTAAAATATTCAATTCTTAATCTAAAGCAATCCAAATCAGCAGGGAATAAACCCGTATTAACAAACCAAGTTTGAATACTACCCGTTGCAAGGCTTTGACCTACATAGTAACTATCTGAAAATACATCTATATATTTACTAATTTCATTACCGCAACAATCAAATAAACTAACTTGCACATAATGCGATGTACTTGTAGTAGTAAAAAAACCTGCTACTAAAACATCATTAGGCTGATTATATAAATCAGTAACTTGCGTTTGAAACGGTATAATATCGCCCTCAACATACGGAATATAAAACGGTAAATCAGAACCGCATAAGTTACAGTTCCACGCATCATTAAAATTCTGCATTAAATTACCTGGTAAAATAGGGCAGGCATACCGAATTGGTACGGGCTGCCTAAACGAATAAGTCCTACTAATTTCGGGCGTGTATGTTATTGGATAATTTAAAATCATATATTCGCAAAGATACAAATAAATATTAAATTAAAAAATTTTATCCTAAATCGCTACATTTATAGTTGTTATCAAAATTTGTAATCGGTGGCAATGCAGGTAAAGGAATTGGAACAGGCATTAAAATTTCGTGTCTTATTGTGTGCGGTCCTGTGCCTGGGTCAAAATCAGCATCAACTACAAATCTATAATAAACAACTGCAAATACATCGCTAATCTTAATTGCAGTAACTACATTGCCCGCGTAACTTAAAACGCCTACAGGATTGTTAGCATTATCTACAAAGTTATTCTGAACAACATTTAAACCGCCTACATAATCGGGATGCGCTAATATTTCAGCTATAACCGCTGTAGGATTGCCTGTAATGGTCCACAACGGCAAAACGCCAACAACGCGGTAAGTATTTGTGCTTGTTAATGCAACTAAGCCAATAGGGCAATAATCAGGTACTTGCTGATAAGCGATAGCAGTAACCCAATAGCGTTGACCTTGCGTTAATTGCTGTACATTTATTTTAAAAATAGCTAAGTCATTAACATCAAATGATGCCGCCACATCGTCAAGTTTTCCACTTACTAACTGTTGCATCTGAATAGTTATAGGCTGCCAACTTGATTCTTCTTCAATAGCATTATTATTTGTATCGCCTAATTCGTTTGCAGGGTAAATGGTAGCTATCAAATTAACAGAACCATTTAACGCAGGGTCTTTTTCTACTTCGGCTATAATTTGGTCCGCATCGCAAATATCAATAATTTCGGTTTTGATTCCTAAAATATAATCTTCTAAATCATAGAACCGAACCGCTAATAAGTTAGGGGTAATTGCGTCATTTTCGAAAACATCGACATCTAATTTTTGAACAAAGTCTATTTGTGTTAATTGAGTAATGCCATTGATTGAAGTAGGCTGATTCATGCTAACGGTCCATGTTATTTCGGTCGATGTGCCTGCGTATTCTTCAGCTATTCTACATATACAATCTAGAACAAGGTC